TGATCGTCACGGTGGCAGAGGGCGTCACCTTGAGCGTGAAGCCGTAGGCAGTGCCAGTGGCAGGCGGGTTGCTGAACACATAGGTCGGGTTAGATGCGGGGGCGTCCGAGAACACGTTGCCCGTGGACAGGTCTAGGGTGCTTGAGGTGATGTCACCGACTGTTTCACCAGCAGGCGATGGCTCAAAGAAACCCTTGGTGTAGTCGATGACAATGCTCATTAGGCCGCGATGCTCCCTGCCATATCTTCCTGCGTCATCACCCAAGCGTAGCACTTGTCGAGGAATGTAGCACCAGCAGCAGCCTCTACGTCAGCCAAGTCAGCATGATAGCGGCGGAAGTCTACATCACGAGTATCATCGTCAGGTGTAGCTGTAGCATAGCCAGCGACATCAATCATCACGGTGAACTTGGGGCCACCCTCACGCATACGGGAGACAGCCGCAGTCACGATGCGGAAGTAAGCACCAGCAAACGGGGTGCCATACTGGCTGTTGGTCAGGTCGAGTTGAATAGCCATCAGTATGTAACCTCGCTCGTGTGGATGGTGGCGACCCACCGAATGTTTGTAGCGGCTGCGCCTGTGACTTCGATCTTCAAGCCACCGTTGGTCGTGTCTGCGCTGAGAGCCATGCCCCAAGCGGGTGTGTTGTCCAAGACAGTCGTGGCGCTGTTGACCAGCACAGTCGTGCCTGCCGAGCCTTCCCTGCGGATCAGACCTTCGATCTTCCACGCTGCCGATGCAGTGCCTGCCGAGGCTTGCTGACGGGCCACGATGGTGCCGTGGAAGGCATAGGCAGAGTTGTTGGGGAGGATGATTTGGTTGGTGGTGCCACGTGTAGTGTCTGGCCCGTTAGTCACCATTGCCTCTGGCGTAGCATCCGTAGTGTCAGACCGCAAAACATAAATAGACGTTTGGCTGTCACCCTGACTGCTAATCCACTCACCGCTAAAAGCGAACTGACCTTCAATAGTCGTCTTGGCCCGGCGACCCAGTGCAGCAGAATACTTGGCACTGGCGTTAGTAGAATTGCCTATAGCAATCGCCCCGTAGCCAGAAGCAGAAGCGAACCCGCCAAGGCAATACGCATAAGTGCCAGTTGCTGAAGCATTCTTGCCTAATGCAACGGAATAAGCACCGCTTGCAATACAGTCATTCCCTACCGTTACGGCAGCTAGAGAACTTGATTTATTGTCCTCACCAATGGCAACGGCACCGTTTGAAATAGCCCCATAAGAAGAGGTGCTGTCCCTGCCGATCACAGCAGCAAAGCAATTGGCCGCAGAAGCAAGAGAGCCACTCCCAAGCGCAACAGCATTATTACCCGTTGCAATTGGCGCAGTAGGGCTAGACGGGTTCTCAGCATACAGTTCTAGGGCGGAGCCACCACCACCCGCAGCAATCCAGTCATAGTCCGACCCAGTCCACGACAGAACCTCACCAGTGGTGGCTGTGCCTGTGTTAAGGTGCGTGTCCACCAGAGGCTCGACGTTGGCTGCATCAGTTACGTCAGCGTTAGCCTCAATTCCAGAAAGTTTACTTGCCTCTGCTGCTGTATACCCTTGGTATCCAGTATCATAAGACACAGCAAGAGTGCCGGATGTAGTGATTGGCGAACCAGTGACAGTAAAGCCAGTAGGAACTGTGGCGGCAACGGAAGTAACACTACCAGACCCCTCCCCGTCTGCGCCACGAAGATCACCCGTGACAAAGCCCAGTCCATCGTCAGATGTAAATGTAACAATACCCGTCGAGGCATTGTAACTACCACCAGTCCAGCCAATACCATCAGTGCCGTTAGTGCCGTTAGTGCCATCAGTGCCATCAGTGCCGTTAGTGCCGTCTGGGCCTGTAGCTCCTGTGGCCCCAGTAGCTCCTGTGGCCCCTGCGGGAATGCCAAAGTCAAAAGTAACAGTTCCATCAAGGGCGGTAGCAGCGGCTGTGGCAGGGGTGCCAGAGGCCAAGGTGGTAACAGTTCCGATAGCCGCATCAGTTACAATGTCAACGGCCTCGACAGCGCCAGTCGAGGCGTCGAAGGCAAGAACCTTACCCTTGCGGTCATTGATGTCAGACAGAGACAGGCTTGGCGCAACCTCATAGTCAGGAATCTGAATGGCGCGGCTGGCCTTGTCATCAACGTCAGCAATGAGGGCAATGATCGTGTCGAGTTGCTCGTTCAGCGCAGCGCGATTGATGTCAGAGCCAGCGTTGAAGTCAGTCGTGCGCTCAATGGGAATGTCACGGGTAATGACAACTTGGCTTCCACCAGTGGCACCAGTGACTTGCTGCACTTCACCCGGATCAGCTTCAACAAAGATGATCGAACCAGTCGATCCTTCGCCGCCAGTGACAGTGTAGTCAGAACCCTCGGCCTTGAGGACGCCATCAACGTAGACGTTTAGATCGCCAGTGTCAAAGAACTCAAACGGAACTGAGAAGGTCGTCTGAGTGACGCCCTGCGCTACCGCATACTCAATGCGTGGTGAGTTGTCTGCCGCGTTAATGGTCATGCTATGCCCTTTGTTTCGTCTATGAATTGCATAGAAGAGGCAGTGAACTCAACGCACAAAAGCACTAGGACAAACTACAATCCCCAAGCTCTAGTCATTGCGTTCATCTGATCTTTCCAGAACCATAGCCGAGCATATGGAAGGTTCCTAAATATTTGCTTTGCGCCTTCGCCCCGATTATCCCCAAGCATTAGCTCATAAGCGCCAGCCCCAAGGTCGAATCCAATAGACGGACCAGCACCCAAAATCCCAACAGCGCCTCTGACCTTATCTGGCACAACGGGAAACTTTGGATTGATAACGCCACCGGAAATATTAGGCCCGCCAAGGGCAAGAGATGTATGCAGTCCAGTATAGAACAATCCGCTGTATATAGAGAGAATGCCACTTGCATCAAAAGCTCTGGCAAACCTATCAGTGTAGCTCATTTCTTCCCAAGCAAACTCTGGGGTTCTTAGCTTTGTAGACATATAGCCAAACGAAAGAGCCATTGATGTTGCAAATAGTTGGTTCTTTAGTTGACCGTGACCAAACGCAGCAATCGTCTTGTTCGCATTTGCTAGGGCAAAGTTGTAGAACTGGAATGGTAGTCCAAGAAACTGACTTTGGATAATGCTGTATCCCTTGTGCATTGGGTCTTCTTCGAAACCGAATTGCTTTCCAATCTTATGCGGAACACGGAAGCGACCGGACACAGCCATTGGTTTATCCGCTGGAGTTGCGGACATGACAGTGTTGAGGATGGAATTGCCAAGAGCAGTCCTGAATGTATCAACAGTTTCTTGCGTAATCTTGCTGGCCTTCTTGAGCCTATTCCAAGCCGCTTTGTCCAAAGCATTTTCTTGAGCAACAGATAGTGCGCCCTTTGCTCCCAATTTGATTTCTGCAGCCGCTCTAAGCATTCTAAAGTTTGCCCAATCCTTCGGTGTAACGAAGGCATCCTTTGGGAAAACAGTTCTGCCCTGAATCATTTGAGTTTGGTGGAACCAAGGCTTTGCATCAAACTCTGTGCTTTCGATATACTCCCGATCAAACCTAAAAGTTTTCTTTCTAATGTCGATAGCAACAGGTTGATATACGCCATTGGAAATTACACCAACACGGGTTGATCCATAAATATCAATCTCAACAACTTTGAGGCCAATAGCATCAAAGTCTGGTATAGAGATGTGACCCTCCCAGTGTGTAGTGTTCGGTATATACAAGCCATTTTGAGTTTTAATCCAAGGAGATTTGGCAATCTTTTCCATCTGGTCTACGGAAATTCCGTAGCGCAACATCTTGGTTAGGTCTTGCTTTGTCGCCTTGCCCTCGGTGTATTTTATAGCGGTGTCAATAATTTCGTGACCAGTGACAATACCATCCAATACCTTGAGAGCTTGGGTCATTGGAGTTAGTCCGTTTAGAACATAAAACCCGCTAGTAGCTGTATCCCAAATAGTTTGCGTCGAGGGATCATTCATCAAGTCTTCCGTAAGCCTTAAGCCCACAGAGTTATGGAAATAATCAAGAGCTTCACCGGATAGTCTGGCGTCCTTCATGAGCATCGGCCTCATGTTTTTATCCACCAGAAGGTTGATAGCTTTAGACATATTGCCAAGATCATGCTCCGCAACAATCCTAGCGGTATCAGGAAATGCAGACAGCCAAGCCGAACCCATGTAGTTGAGTTCAGCAAGTTTTCTCAAACCAAAAGCAATCTTGTTATCCCATCGATCCGGTTCCTTCATGATAATGCCAGCAATAGAATCATATAGATGCAGAAAGTCTGACATAATCCTGTTGGCTTCGCCTTCTTTAACGCCAGCAAGAGCAAGCTCTTCACGAAGCTCACGATCAACCTTCTGAATGCTGCGGCCACCGAATGCTTTATTAAACTCTACTGTCGGAGAGATGCGAGAAGAGTATGCCCGCATAATGTTAATGGGGTCTTTAATGATGTAGTCCCAAACCTTTTCGGTTTCGATGTCAATCCTTCCGTTGAAGTGTTTCTTGCGGCTGGTTCCGGCAACAACAGAAACAAGATCATCTTCCTCCAAGATGGCTGCAACAGTATCCTTTGCTCTTTTATTTATAGAGACAGGATCGGCCGGAAGAATTTCCTTAACCCACTTCCCATCTTTGAGGTCCCATACTTCTGGATTGGCGCGGTAATGGTCCTCAAAGATTTGAACAACCTCTGCCATATTCTTCTTTATTCTTGCCTTGTCATAAAACCGAGGAGTCCAATTCTCAGTTAAAGTAGGCGGGGCATTAAGGGCCATACCCAAGTCTCTTTCGATGCCACCCCTATCTGAATTGAGGCGACCAAGCTCGCCTGCGATACGCTGATACTCAGGATCACCCGCTGCGTTCTTACCCAAAGCAAGACGTATAGACTTGGCCTCGTCTTCAAGGTTAAAGATTGCGGACTCAATACTTTCGAGTTGTTTCTTCAATCGACCAGTAAGGCCAATCAGGCCCAGATCGTATAGCTCTCGCTCTGCGCCCTTAAAGAAATCATCAATAACCTTGGCCGCTTTAGCCTCTGAGGCTGAGAAGGGAAGTTTCTTAACTCGCTTTTCGTTTACCCTCCGCATAAAACCTTCAAAAGAATTATCATAATCAAATGCTTTCCTTGCAGTATTCATAAGATCAATGTCAAGGAAACGTGTATCCTTTACGCCATATTCTTCTCTATATATTTGATGAAGGTTGTCGTAGGACGCAGCAACTTGACCCCTACGCATCTGCGCTCTTGAATGAACGGATTGAGTAGAAGGCACACCAAGAACAGCGCTGTAGGCATGGTTCAGTGCGCTGTCGCCAGCAAGTCTGATAGTATACTCTTTTACTTTTGCTGGCGTTTGGGGGGATTGAATAATTCTTTTGAACGGCGTGGTGAGGGTCTGATAAAGGGGGCTATCTATAAACGCATTGATAGCAAAGTCTAAAGCGTTTTTCTTATTGTATCCACCAGCCTCAAGCGCCCTGAGAGCTAACTCTTTTTCTATTGAATTGATATATGTTGTTTTAACTTCAATCCGATCGATAGAAGCTAACTTTGCAGACGCACCAGAAGATCGTCTTAGCTGATCTATTTGGTTGTAAGCCTTTGTTCGATCAAGCCGTAATTGATTCTCACTGACATTGCCAAGTATTCTGGTTTGCTGTCGATTAAGAGTAGTGAGGTCTTCCGGAGTAAGAGTCCGGAACAATTCCATCCTCTGAGTAAACTCAAGTGTTCCTGCCAAGTTTTCTTCAAAAGCGGTCAACGCTCTAGCTCTACGAGAAATGGGAATGCTCGCAACGCCACCAAGCGCACCACCGAACAATGTAGCAGAAGCAACATTCATCGCGCTTTCTTTGGCGGTCTGTAGCGGATCGAAAGGTTGAATCATGGCAAGCTCAGTGCCAGCCTGCAACACGCCCACGCCCACCCCAACGCGAGCGGCAGAGCGGAGAGCGCCAACAGTAGGACCACCCAAAGGCAATGCAACCAAATTTATTGGATCAAACAGGCCCGCAAAGAACTGAGCCGAAAGCGAAGAGCTTGCAAGAACCTGTCTACGTTTAGCAGACTCATCAATCCCGCGCTTCAAATCGACCATGTGTTCGGGACTTACCGCACGAGTTAAGTGAACTGCGTATTGCTCGTAGCCCTCCATGTCGGCCATAGGGTTGTAATCCCTCTGGCGAACATTGCCATAGATTATCCTATTGCGAACAAACTCATAGGCAGGATCGTATGTGTAACCAATCGTTGCACCAACGGTTTCAGAAAACTCTGGCCTCTCAATCGGCCCGCGCCTGACCCCAGAAAAGTTGCCAAGAACAAACTGGCTACGATCAATTGGCATTTACTCACCTTCCGTGAAGTTCGTTTATCTTTTGGATTTCTCCAAGAAGATTTTGAATTTCGTTATAACGTGGAGTTCCCTGCGGGGTAGTTGCCAAAGCTGTTTCAAGTTTGGTTTTATATCTATCCAAAGAACCAATGCCACCAGAGATCAAGCCTCCTTGGGTCGATCTATCGCCCACACCAAGAGTTTCGATTTGGCTGGAGAATGTATTACCAAAAGTGCTGATTGAGTCAGACAATGCCTGATCTGAACGAGAACGACCACCAAAGAAAGCGCCAAAGCCTTTGACAGTTCTTTCGATAATATTCTGATCTTGTTGAGTTACTGGCGCACTCAACCTTTCTTCTGCTTCTTCCATGTTGGCAGCAATGGCAGCTTTTTCAGCAGCAACTTTTAATCCAGAGAAAGCTGACCCCCTTGTTGAAACATAGACAGGCTCAACGATAAGTTCCGGCTCATTCCGTCCGCCAGATCGCGCTATTGCGGGAATAGGCACACCGCTAGTAACATCAAGGACTTCATAAACAACGCCGCCATCCGAGGAAACATTTGAGGCTGGGCGAAGAACCCACCTGTCGTGACCAACAGTTTGAGCAACATACTGCTCAAATAAAGCAGCTTGCTCTTCACCTCCAAGTGTTTTCACAAGACCAAATTCTGTCTTAGCCCATCGACGACCTTCTTGTAGAACCAATCCAGTTGGGCGAGATTGGATTTTCGTTGGCACACCTATTGGAGAAAGAATAAAACTAATAGAAGTAGAAGTGCTAAGATCAGACATTTCAAAATCAGCAGGCCAAATGCCGCCATCCCAAACGCGGGGATCATAAGACAAGTCTGCATTGATATACATATCAATGCCTTCGGCCCAAGTTTTTAGATCAAGGGATTGTCCAGTATTTTGCTTGGCAACAGCATCCATATAAAACCTGTCGCGTATATACTGCATGGTTCTGTCATTCAGTCCATGCTCGTAGAAACGATAGGCAAGGAAATCATTGACACTGCTGTATTCTTCCCCATCAACACTGGGTGGATTTTTCTGGTAATAGCTGTTTACCTTCTCAACCACTTCCGGAGTTCTAACTTGCCTAAATTGTTCTGCGTGGAACAGCATACCTTGTTGAGTTGTTGCGCCACTTGACTCAAGGAATTGTTGCAAGCTGTCCATGTAAGCTACAGCACTAGGGTCTATGGCGGTAGCAGCCCTAGATTGAATTAGCTGGCCCCTGCTCTCAATAAAGCCAAGCTTAGAATACGCGCTAAGAAGCTCAAGTTGACGCTCAATCGGTTGATTCTGAATTGTATTAAGAGAGTTTATCAGACCAGTGGGAGGCGCATTGCGAGCAACATTAAGTTCCGTTGGGCTAATACGACCACCAATCAATCTGTCGGTAAAGCCGGGTCCAAGAGCCTGCTCCGCAATCATCTGGTGTTCTGCGCTTTCCGGATTGCCAAAGCCATTAAGAATTCTGTCAACTGTTAGCTGGTATTCAAACTGAGCTTCAATAGCATTGGCTTGATCTATAAGATCGCGAGAAATGCGATTGAGGTTACTGGAGTATGAGTCCGTATCGGCACTGCCATACGTTCTGGCCTGCTTGATTTGATCTAGCCTTGGATCATCCTTAAGAATTTCTAGCGACTTTTCATCACCCCCAAGTGCATACATGAGGGTCATAAACTCTCCGCGATTGTCAGCTGTAGTCAGTATGCTCCGCACATAAACTTCAGCAGTAACGTCTTCGATTCTATTTTTTAGGCCAATAAGGAAGGCATTATCCTCCCTCCCTCCAAGAATAGATTCAAGATCATTGATGGCCGACTGTCTGAAAGCCTCAACCTCTTCAATAGAAGAAGCATTGAAGATTTCCGCCCTAACTCCTTGAACAATAATTCGAGCTTGGTTTTCATTTAGGGCTTCTTTTTGCGCGGCAGCAATGTTGTCAATTTGTTCTTGTTCTCCCAAAAGATTTTTGGAGACACCAAGCTTATCAAGAAGAGCGGATTCAAAATCTTTTAGTCCAGTAACGCCATCTACTGCTTCCATTTGAGAAAGCAATGTGCGCGATGCCTCACTTAAATCCTCCCTGCCTCGACCACCCATTTGAATAACGGTCTGTAGCTTTAAGGCTTCTTCTACGCCATCAATTCCGGACGGCAATGAGAGTGTGTAAGCATTAACAGAAGTGGCAATAGCTTCAGAGTAATTTCTTTGTGCGGCGTTATACTTTGCTTGATATTCAGCACTATCTCGCTGCCAAGCGCCAACTCCTTTAGTGCTAATAGCTCTCCAGTTTTGGGCTGTTTCAGTCAGCATTCCAATCGAGGATGGGGGGTCAGTAAAGTAACCATTAGGATCAAGTCCAAAATCCATCGGACGAGTTGTGATACGAGACACAGCAGCCATATTCTCAAACTGAATGCGATTTGTTCTCTCAACGATTAAGTTGTTGAACGTGTCGAGAAGCGGGCCTGTAATTTCGGACCAGTCACTATAGTTAGAACTGAACGGGGCAAGTGCCTGCTGAAGCTCTGGAATGGTAATTCGTGAATAACCACTGTTAGTGCTAATGGCTGCACGATTTAACACAAGCTCTTCTGCGGTATATAGTCCGCTATTAACTGCTTGATTCAAAATATATTCAGCATCGCCTTGAGCTAGTGCGATTCTATATGCTTCACGAATCCTCTTGTCGGAAGAACTATCCGAAAGTCCGGCAGCAGCACCCAAAGACAAAGCGGTTTCAGGAAACATTTCTGCCGCTTGTTGTGCGCCAACTTGAACGGCAGCGGCTTGAACCTGAGAAATTACATCAAGGTTATTGTCATTCATCGCAGATACTTGCTGCGCCCTAGCCCTAGCCCTCTCATTCTCTTTGAGATTAAGGTAGGTCATCTCTGTGTAATCAGTGCCGACACCAGAGATATACTCGCCATACATACCGCCAGCATTTTCTTTTAGCTGGTTGACGTAATCATCCATTGCCTGCTTATAAAGCTCGGAACCATTCGGACTGTTTTGGAACTGAGAGGCAAGCTCTGCTGCCCTCAATTTAATGTCAGACTCAATCTCTTGATTGAACCGCTGATTGATTACATTCTGATACGCTTCGGCTGCAATAGTGCCAAAAGGTTTTGGTAGCGTGTGTGCAACAGGTTTTTGCGTAATGGGATCAAAGGTAACAACCTTCTCAGCTTCAACGGACAGAGCCGCTTCTTTGCCAGCCTTCTCGGCTTGGACCGCAGCCCGCGTGAACATAATGTCAGAGAATGTTTCGCCAGCTTGAGCCATCGCCTGCCCAATAAGTTGACCACCAGTATCGGCCCTTACGACTCGAACTGGGCTTATACCAAACTGACGTTGCTCACGAATAACTGCCATTATTAGCCGCCCTTTGTTGTATAGTAATTGCTGACACCGCTAAGAAGCGTAGTAGATGCACCAATGCGGGCAGCGGTCATAGCAGCTTTCCCTCTAGCTCTCTCAGAAGAAACTGCGACTGTATCCGCCTGTTGCTGTAGATAGCCTTGCGTCTGGATTGCCTTAATGTCTTTTCCAAGAGTTTCCTTCTGGGCTTTCATAAAAGCCTCGACGGACTTATCGGCGCGGCCAGCGCCAATAGAAAACTGTGCAATATTTGCGGACATATTCTGTTGATAGTCCGCAATCCTGCGGTTCATATTCTGCTTGGCTACCGCTGCATTCATCGTCTTCTCAGCTTCAAGAGCCTTGGCGTTTATGCGCGACTCTTCTCCGGCTGCTTGACCAGCTTTAATTTGACCAGCCGCTGAAACGGCAGAACCAGCAAGTCCAGCTACCGCAGCGACAGTCGCCGCAGTTCCGGCGGCTGCACTGCCACCACCAAGCAAAAGGGCAAGTAATTGAAGCATCAGACTACTAGCTCCGAGATTATGCCGTTGATATGAATCGGCAGAGGTTCATTCTGAGTAATAGTAACTTGAGGATCGCGGCCATATCCATTGAGCCGGAACTCTTTCTTACCATTAAATTCTGCGGTTGTAACCAAGGGTCTGCCATTGACGCTGGCAGATCGTGTATCCCTAAAGTCAACGATAGCAGCCGAGATGCCACGAACCGATCCGGTGAACGGGCCATTAGGTCCATTGCCATCAACGGGATTGGTTGTCAGGTTCACGGTAAACGGGACGCCAACGAACACATGAGTGTATCCAGTATAACCGGACACATCCACAGATGCGGTTCCGCCATTGCTCACTACAGTCATAGAGCTAAGATAGTCGATGGTGCTTCCGTTCTGGCCCAGAACAGAAACAGTATCAGCGACTGCATAGGCTGCGCTAACGTCTGCATACCCGCTAGAGATTGCTGAGTAGACATAGTTGTCAAGGCCAACCCTGTCCCCAAACTCTACGAAATATATCGTGCCATTCAGATAGATGTTTGCAAAGAGACGGTCTTGAATACCGACTGCATCTAGGAAGTATCCATTGGCGATAGTCATTCGAACCCAAGAGGCGCGGCGCTCTGCACGGGCAGAGTTGAACAGAGAGATAATGCCATCGCTGTTTACGACAGCGGCATAGGACTCTGCACTCTCAAGGCCAGCGTTTACAACGGCCAGACCGATTGGTGAGTTTATCAGGTGCGGCGCAATAGTAGATACCGCTGTTGATGTATAGGCGTCCTCACCATCAGTATAGAGATATTCCCGAACAACCTTGCCGCCAGCCTGAACAAACAATGTTGCGCCATCAAAGGGATGTGGAGCAACAAAATTACACCCATAAGGAGTTTGCTTCCTGATCTGGACGTTGACCGGAGTGATTGCCTGATTGAGATAGGTCGGAACATAAAGCTCCGAAGAGTCAGTAAATACCTGTAGGTCTCGGTTGGATACCAAGTATCTGATTGCGTTGATGTCGCCAGTGGCAGCTACTAGGTTGATCGAATCATCGTCGGCGGCAGTTCCAACATCAAAGTTGAAATACTTGCCAATCTTAGAAAACCAAAGAGCATCAGGCTCTTGGATCGTTCCGCCAAATACTAGGCGATTCTCATGGAACACAACTGCGGTTGGGTATCCACGCTTTGCTGAGAAGGACTGCTCGTCCCAGTTTCTAGTCGGTGCATGGCAAACAACCTTAATATAGCCGCCACCATCCTCAGATGTATTGGCCGTTGAGCCTGCCGTAATGGTATAAGTGTTTTCGTCTATAATGCTGCCAACGGTTCTTGCCCCGTTGATCTGAGCAGCATTAAGACCACCAACGGCAGAAGCATCTTCTATTGTGATTGCCTCGCCACCAGAGAAACCATGACCCAAGTGAGTAACCTCAACTGTCGCAGAGCCATCAATAGTTCTGAGAGGGTTAAGGATTGTGAGCCTTCTCTTGAGTTCATCAACAACAGTTCCAGTCGCCTGAGTGCTAGACTGAACGCTAGTTATTTCAACCTCTGCATAATCATATCTTACGACAACGCCAACATGAAGCGAGTCAAGATAGTCGCCGCCAGTCTGTGTTCCAGTGGTATCCCAGTATGCGCTACTTGTAGTCAGTGTAATTGAGCTAGTAGTCGCAGAAGGGTCTAGCGTCATCTCCGTATTCTGGAATGTGCTATACGGTTGATAGATAACGTTGTTGTCTGCACGGGCATCAAAGGAATACGGAGTTACCTCAAAGGCATCCAGCGCAGTCCGCACCAGCATACGCGGCATAAAGAGCGGATGGCAGATAAACATAACATCGCCAGACTGAGCGAATGTATATTCGTGCAGGTAGTTATGGGTGAACGGAAGAGCGTTAGAGCTAGTATCTAGAGTGATTGTCTCTACCAAATGGACGCCAACGCCAAGACCTAGAGCGCCAGTATCATCCAAGAAGAAGCAACGAACCTTACCATTCTCAATGGAGATTATATACTGTTCGTCGTCCGAGAACGTAAAGTGAATAAGGCGAGACTGCTTAACGTAGTTCGCACTGTATGTAATATCGGAATATGTATAGATGTGTTCGGTTCCGACTCTGGACCGCAATCCACCATCGCTCTGAACCATCAGGTTCTCAACTCGTTGAGCCGATGCAGCATAAACCGGACTATCAGTCCGCATGATTGCCGTATCGCTTACCTCACCGAAGTTAAAGCTGTTCTGTGGGACACGGACCTTCTGCATCAGCTACGCCTTTGTGCAATGAACCTCGACGTATGTAGCTTGCGCGTAGTCTGCTGTTGAGAGTCAAGTCTACGGGCCTGCATCATCAAGATGTTTGCCTTTTGCTCCATCAGATTAGCTAGACCCTGATCGCGGGCTACGGCCACAGCGAGAACCGCTGCCATCTGAAACTCAACGGCGATTGTAAAGAACGCGGGCCAGTCAGCCTCGTCAGCCCTGTAGATGTAGTCAGAAATTACAGAGTCGGTCGATGCTGCGTTGCAGTATGCCTTGTTTCCATAGGTGTCATACTGGATTGGGAAATCATTAACCGTGATTGCGCTCAACATGAGAATGCCAGCCGGAAGCTGATACGCTGCATCGAAGCGGCCAGTAGGCGCAGAAACCAGTCGGTTAAGAACAGACTGATTGGTTGCAAAGCGCCAGCGAGTATTCGTCAATGCTGCGCGAGCAACATCTTCATACATTGCATCACACACATCCGACTCTACAGTTCCATCAGTGAAGGATGTAATGGGAGAGCCGCCCATCAGAATTGATGCGCGGGAGCATACTTTGATCGGAGTGTTTGCTGCTGTCATGTAAGTTCGGGGGGCCGAAGCCCCCCGCTCCTTTTCTTAGTCGCTGTCGGTGCTGGTGATCGCCACGCCATCGACAACATCAACAGTCCCGGAGGAGTTGGCGTTGACATAGGTGTGGCTCACGACCGGAGTGCCAGCCGTCGAAGTCACAGCAATGATAACGTCGTTGACGCTCATCATAGCCGAGGCATCGTTGAAGTAGCCAGCAGTGTTGACGGTGGCGATGGCGTCCGTGGTGGCGTAGTGCCACAGCGAAACACCAGAAGCGCCAGCGAGGCGGGTCAGACCAGAAGCAGAAAAAGCCATGATTCAATCCTTCCCTTAGTTGTTGTCGAGGACTTCGTAGACACCGTTGCTATCAATAACAACAGCGCCCATCGACATCATCGAAGTTGCAAGGTGCGAAACTTTTTCCGCAACGTAGTTAATCTCAGTCGAAACATCAGCATTCACGCCGAGGCCAACAGCCGAGGTGTGGTAGGCAAAGTTCTTGCCGCCAGCAACAGCCGAGGTCGAGTAAATCTTGAAGCCGAGAAACTCTTTCATGGTCATGCCGCCAGCGAACGGGAGGTTCTGCGGGCCAACATAATCCGACGAAGCAAACTCGGTGATGTTGAAGAGATCGGCAAAGCCAGCGGGCGACATGGCGAGGTAACGCTGTCCGTCTTCCGGAATGTCGGCAGTGCCAAAGGTTTGGAACAGGGTGAGAAGATCAGCCTTTACCAGAGCGCCGGAAGTGTCAGCGATCTGAGTGCCGTTAGCACCAGCGTCCATAGCGGTGGTCAGAAGCTCGTCGGTTTTGCGGCCAAGGGCAGCAGCAGCCGACTGAGCAACGGCCTGACGCTCGTTGATGTTGATCTTCAGTTCATCCAGTTTGTCGATGTATTCGGCAGCATAGTAGTCAGCCATGGTAACTTCGGCGTAGGTGTGCGCCAGTTCCATTGCGGTTACGTTGCCGTTACGCGATTTGGTCGAAGCGGCACCAGTGCCGATCTTCTGGAATCGAGCAGTCGAACCCGTCACGTTGCTAGTGCGGACAGTGTTCCGGATTTTGGAACCCATACGCTGATAGGCAAGGTGAACCTCGGTTTCAAACTGCTTGATGAAGGCTTGGTCAATCGTATTAGCCATTTCAAGAGTCCTTTGTTGAGGTTAAAGCTGTGACGGGTATCCATTCTGGCACTTCGGCGAGGGTGTCCTTGCGGGCCTCTCAGTGCATAGCGGGCCGTAGTGTGTCATCGTAAACACTTTTTGAGTTTGGATTACAACGCACAAAATCAATATACTGATGTCCTGCGTATTCGTAAACACCCACAGGCTCAAAGCCTAGCCATACAGCCCACTGAACCATTGCTTGATGTTTGGTAAGAATAGTCATCGTCAGTGCATCATGGCCCTTCTCAAAGAAATGCAGGAGCATCTTTGAGCCACGAGCCATCATAGTAAAGTTTTTTTTCAGCTTAGAAGAGAACATCGCAAACATTTGCGGAAGCTCTGCATCCTCTCCATACCAAAGCCCACCCACAAAAAGAATATCGCCCGAATCCAGTCGGGCGATATAGCAGTCTGAGGATTCAACCATATCCAGAAGAGCTTCATGCGGACTGTCAAATCCAAGTATGAAAATCTCTTCTAGGTTTTCCTTCGATAGAATACTGGCAACATCGTCAATGTGGGCGACAGTAAACGGGGTAAGATAGCACTTACCCCGCCGAAGAACCTCAACCTCGTGCATAGATTTTGCGGAAACCTTCATCGATTTGCCGGATGTAGTCACGATCTTGAGAACCGTTTTTCCAGTATCGCTCATCCTTCATCATCTCCCTTAGAGATTGCTCGCTGATACCGGATGCAGAGTTAGCTGATTCGGCAACGCTTACATCTTTCATCGAATCCATAATATGCTCAAGGGCGACGATGCCTTCGCTAGTCTCACAAAGCCGATCAAGGGCTGGCATGACTTCGCTTGGGAAGAACTTGTTGGCAAACAAAGAAACAGCTTGAATGCGCTGGCTTGCATTCTCACCAAGTTTCTTAACCTCTGAGTCAAGGTCTGGTCCGCTCTGACCAATAGCTTCCATATACATCTGGATGCCTTGCTGAAACTCTTCCTGACTGTATCCGTTCTCAAAGGAATGCTCAGACCACCACTGCAAGAGCTTGCTGTCTACGCCAGCTTCTTCATCAACAGTTTCCGGAAGCTGATACTCGCCAGCCGAGGCGGGACGATCCTTGAACGCCTCCGTCTGCAACTCTTCCACGATCTTGCTGCGAAGGTCTTCTTCCTTGCCGCCGAGCTTGGACTCAAGCTCCTTGTAGGCTTTGGCTAGGTCTTCACCGCTCTTGTATTTTTCTGGTAGCCACTCTGGCCGATCAGATACAGGCGCAGCCTCCTGCTGCGGCTCTGTAGTTTCCGGAGCCTCAGTGGCCTCCGCTGCTTGCATCAAACTTTCACTCATTGCTTGCTCCTGTGTCCGTGGGCAATTCGTTGTTCAATCAGGGCAACGAAGTATCGCTGCCCCTCCAAGTGTCGCAGTTCTTCCGTAGAAACATTAGGGCCGTTTACCATCTCAATGGTCATCGACCTAAAATACTTCAGGACTTCTTTGCCTGTTGGTGCGCTGAATATCTCAGCCACCATCATGCTGATCTGGCGGTCAAGCTCTTTAGTTCGCTGTATTCCGTCGATCCCAATGTTAACCTTGGGGCGTTCCAACCTGTTGACTCATTTGTTGCTGCGCCATCTGCTGCGCTATTGCAGCTATTTGTTTACGCTGATCTTCATCACGAATCAAGCTCTCAGGCACACCAAACTTCTTAGCAAGGTGAATAGCTGTGCGCTCGCCATCAATAAGCATCTGCAACATCTCCGGTCCAAAGACGCCACCGACCAGTTCCAAGAAGCGAGCAACGCTTGAAATGTCCTGATTGGCTTGGGCTTGGGCAAGTGGAGATACAGAGCGAATCTTGACTTCGCGGCCATTGACTGTCGGGATTTCAATCCGGCCTTGCTTCTTCAGAATATAGATCACGCGCTGAAGAACGGGCTGGACAAGCTCTGCCTGCAAGCGGCCAAATGCGGAACCGATGCGGCGAGAAAGGTCGGCCATGCGCTCGGCAACTTCGGTGGCAGTTGCAGGTGTCCGGTTCGGATCGCCAAGCATATCGTTGTAAAGCGCCCGCTTGATGTTCAGTCGCATATCGTTGAGGACAAGTTGGGCAACATCGAAGCGACCAGCGGCATTGATCGGCTGCAAACCGGAGCTACCCATAGCCTTGGGAATGATGGTCCCCGGAACGAGTTGGATAGTATCTGGGTTAATGACCCCATCATCTTCCATCTGGTAGATGCCAGAGATTTGCATCTGAGCATTTTCCAGAATGAGTTCGATGGTCAGGTTAGTCGTCTTGATGGCAGACAAGGCATTGAGAAGCGGGCCACGCCCATAGACTTCGCCAGCACACTTAGACCAGCGGAAGCAGACAAATGGGTTGGAGCCTAGCCCACGCATCTTCTGCTCATACAGGATAGTCTCAGTGGACATACAGATAGCGTAGTGTGTATACGCCTCTTCGTTCTTGACGGAGTAGTCTCGGCAAACAACTTCAAGGACCGTGGTGGTCCCTTCGCCGTTCATCTGGCGCTTTACCTTCTCGTCAAACTTGCCCTTGGGATAAAGGATTTCCAGATCAGAATACCTGATCTTCTTCCGCTCGCGGAACACATGGTCGATGCGGTCGTCAGGACCAACATCAAGAACCACATGAGGCAGGGGGATTGCCGAGAAGTTGACTGGGTTGATCGCGTCACCCTCTTCAACGGCAAGCACACCAGTGCCTACCGCTAGGTCCATGAACGACTCATGCACCTCTTGGCTGAAGTTGGAGTTCTGGAGAATCTCGAAGACGTATTCAGTTACTTCATCAAGCTCGTTGTCAATGGCTTCACGCTGTTCCGGAGGAACCTCGCTACCAGCCATAAGGTCGGCCCAACGTGCAAAGTTGGGAACAAGGCCAGACTGAAGACGGCTTGCAAACTCTTGAACACCAACAACGGCAGTCTCGTCAAAGATTCTGTCGTCGCGCCGTTGACCATGCTCTTCGTAATAGAACGACTCGCGCTGCGGCAGAGCATACTCATAGCACTCCTCGAACAAAGGAACCCAGTTTTCGCGGAACGCCTTTGCTTTGGTGTATCGCTTAAGATACTTCTTTGCAGCTTGATCCATTCTTTAACCCCACATACGAGATAGGGTATTGGCGGTCCGTCCAAACCTATCAAGATAGCCAGCACCGCCAGCGCCAGAGTTAAGCAAAGAGCGACGACCAGTTCCGCCACGCCGCCCAAGTTTAATTTGCTCTTGGGTTAGTGGAGCTTCTGCTTGGATGTCCGCAGTCTTTTGCTCGCGGGTCGCAGCAATCTCTTCTTGCTTAACTTCCTCGGCAGCAACCTGTTGCTGATCTACAGCCTGCTCTTGTTGAGTTGGAGCAGAAGCTTTCTTCTTAAGACACATGACAATCTCCTGACATTTCTAAATTCAAAAGCATAGAAAAGAAGCACGGGCAATGCACAAATTACATTCTAGCCCATAGCCCCTGTCTACGCTGCGGCTTCTTACTCTTTGCAAACACATCGAAGTCGCGCTTGGCAACTACGACATTAGCTGGTTTTTGATTATTCATCAACGCCCTACCCTCTCCAGCACCAAGCAGAAGGTATTGCAAGCTGTCGTGAACGTGGCTGAACATATTTTTATCGGGCTTATCGGCGTATCTCTCGCCCGACACTTCCATGCGTTTGTAGGAGTATCCGCCCTCAAAGCCTTTGATAAGCTGAGAACAGCGCCGATCTACGATAAACGCTGGCTTGCCTTCGACCATCTTGGTCAGTTGGGAGGAGACTGCCTCTAGTCGAAGGTCAACCGAGTTGGAGTGCGTAGGAAAGGCTCGCAGTCCTGCGCCTCGGAGTATTTGAAAAGGAGTAGATTCATCTGTCTGTGCGCGGAAGTCGCCAGCCGGATCACCAAAGATGTGGACCTCAGAGCAGGCCGCAAAGCGCGAAGCCAGCTCATTGCGAAGCACTTCAGCGAAACGAACAATGCCCATGTCAATGGCAACGATTTCAGATTGGATCAACCAGCGGCCACGCACCTTCTGACCAATCGTCGCTGCCGGAGTTAGCCCAAAGTCCACGCCAACGTAGACAGGCAGGCCCGCTGCAATCGGGACTTCTTCCTTGGCAATGTGGACCTCTGGGGCAAACATCGGATACACTGGCTTCCCGTCCTGAATGTGGCCTAGACGATTCATCACATATACGTCTATCCATGATTTAGTCTTACCCTGAATAAGATTAGGATAGTAGCTATCCATCATGTTCTTGGCGTTCTCAGCCTTCTTGTTTGGCTGATATTTCTCAATCTCACCCTGCTCGTTCTTTACTTCAACCATCCCAGAGGGCTGGGTAAAGAAACGCCAGTTGTCTGGCTTAACCAGCATCTTAGCTTGCTCACGCGGTATATGATCTGGGATTGGAACCTCACCAGACATAATGGGCCACCAATGATCTTCCTCAGGCGCGTTGGTATCGGCAATAACGCCAGTCCAAGTAGGACCGCCATCACGCATAGAAGGGTAGCGCCCAACGCGCATCGTGCAGGCATCGATAATACTCTTAGGAATTTCTCGCGCCTCGTTAATCCAGATTCCTGTAAGTTCGAGGGACAGAAGTTTCTTAACGTCTTCAGGCCGGTCAAGAGCCAAGAATATAACCTCAAGGTCTAAGTCCCCCTTCTTAATGTGGTGGGTATAAGGAACCGACCAAGTAAACTTACCCCAGTCGTTCTCAGGAAACCAGTCAAGCCAAGTCTTGATAGTGGTCGTTCTAAGCTGCGGGTTGGTGTTCCGGATGATAGTCCACCTACTCTTGCGGATACCATCGTCGCCCTTGTTCTGACCAAGCGCCCTGCGGAACACTTCGATGCAGCACCCCACAGACTTGCCAGAACCTACCGGACCACGAATGCCACGAAAGAAGGTGTTATCCTTCATAAAGGTTTTCAGGACTTCGCCGTCCGGTTTGTATTTGAAGTCCACCATTAGCGCAGACCCTTATCGACCCCGAACCTAATGATCCGCTCGACAATCTCAGGGCCAATGTTTTCGATAAGGCGATCACATTCCTTATCAGTTACCGCAGGGTGGTTAGGCCCAAACTTCTTAACCACCTCTGCGAAGTGGACCTTGCGAACTATCCCACGCAATAGCCCAAGCTCTTCTGGCTTTAGCGTAGAAAGAAAGCTCACGGTCGTGCCTTTGGTCGCAGGCTAGTTAGGGGCGCAGAAGGACGGGCGCGGGGGCGGGGGCTTTTAGTCGGGGCAGCAGAACGTCCGGTGCTGCTCATGTCATAAGCCTCCCTGCGGGACGCCCTGTTAGCACGTTGAAGTGCGCGGCCTGCGGCTCTCATGTTGCTATTCGAGGGTCTTCCAGTTCCTTTAGGCATATCTGATCCTTACCATTTAACTTTGTCAGCCCAATAGGCTGCGCTCATTTTACCCTTGGCAATGTTCTTGGCGTGACGCGCCTTAAAGGCTCGACGCTTTGCTTTCATTGCCTCGGATTCATTCGCCTTCGGTGCGCCAGCAGTCGTCGCGCTCTCGTCACCAAACTTGATATACTTATACTCACCACCAGAGTGAGCCATCACATGATGTGACTTGGAGGTGCTATCTCTCAGTCCCTGCGGCTTGTTAATGCCACGAAGACCAGCACGAACCATCTTGCTTTTAACCCCCGGCGGTATTGCCATTGGTCGCACCCTTGATAGCTTTCTTCGCACGAGCAGTCGCTTCACTGTCTGGTTTCGGCGCTTTCTCGGCATTCTCACTGAGCTTATACATCCTCGCCTCCTGATACACGAACCTTTTTACGCCCAAAATATTTTCAGGGGCAACGCACTAATTGATGAACCTTGGTGGGAAAAAATACGAGTGGTGGTCCTATAGCGGACCAGAGGCCCTCGGTTTTCCCCCACCCCCCTTCGTATAGCAAGACCCAATCCGGCGCAGCCACCACACCACCCTATCACCCAGCCCCACACCCGCTGCCACGGCTCCGCCCGCTCTTCAACAACAATCCTCTCGTAGCTCGTAGGGCGGCTCTTGCTGCTGCCTTTGTCTAAGCTCGACTGGGGGCTGCGCGGATTGTTGTTGCAGATCGTTCGGTGCCGAGGCCTGCGGGGGTCTATAGTTCAAACAACTATGCCAAGTAAATGCTGAGAATAGAAGAAAGGGCAGAATCCAGAACGCACCTATACTTCAGGATAGGTTCACCTATACCAACCAGAGATGCTAACGTTTCTATGGGGCAATCCGCCCGCCAACGCTGTGACAAGGAGAACCATCATGGCACGCACCAAGACCGACACCAAAGCACTTGAGCAGACCGAAGCCCACACCCCGCGCATCAGCGGGACCGCCGGGGCCTATGCCGACATCCAGAAGGACGCGGTAGAGGCCTACATGGTCCTAGCCTACGCATTCGGCCCGTCCGAGTATCGCCGCAAGGGACTGATGGGCTATGGCTTCTGCCGTCAGTCAGACTACGAAGCCAGCAGCAGCAAGACGCGCCTAGACCGCGTGGAGGCAGAGCTAGTCCTTCTGGAAGAGAACCCCAGCGCAGACCCGACCCGCCTTGCCTACAAGCGGCGCGACCGCAACGAGGCAGAGGAGAACTACTACGCCGCGCTGGCCATGCGGGACGCCTCTCGCCTGGCATTCGAGGCAGTGACCGGATCGAAGTATAACCCCGGCGACTTCGAGAAGCAGACACCGACCGCCCGCATCGCCACCCCCGCCGACCGACTGGCCATGCTGAAGCGGCGCAGCGCCTAACACCAAGGAGGGGGGGGGCAACCCCTCCCTCGACCTCAACATCCGGCGCAGGGGTGATAGTGGTTTTGCGCGGGGCGTGATCCCGTTGTTCAGGCTGGCTGAAAAAAAAGTCTTATGTTGTTGGTTAAAAAAACCTATGACAAGTCTATGCTGACCCTGATGTCACCAGCTACCTGCACTTGGCTTCGGTCGATTGGCTTGAACCCTGCCCGATCTAGTATGTCCTTCGCTGCCTCTAGCTGGACATACTCACTCTTAGCACCTGAGGCCAAGTGCAATACCTTCGCTGCCGCTACCGTAGCGTTGAGTCCGAGTGTCTCTGTCACCCGCTGCATCATGTATACCTGCACGTGCGGAAGCCTGATCGTCTTGCTGGCAGTGACTCTACCGCTCTCGCCCGCTGCGTATCCAGCAGCCTCAGCGGCCCTAGCCAGTGGTTCACCCGTTGCTACAAGATGATCAACCAACGCCATCTGTTTTGCAGTCAACTTCTGTTGTCCAATGGTCTTCATATGCGCCTCCAGAAGCCCCCCTCTCCCTCTCTCCCCCCATTTACCACGCTTATCATGGCCCCTGTCAAGTAACGTAATGTTACAGTCCGAAAGAAACTGTGTCCGCTATGCCAGTCGATGCGCCCAGTCAAGGCTTCCCTTCGGCGCTTCGCGGCCTTGACTTTGCGCATCGTCTGTCATTTGCGGGATCACATAATAAAGGAGAAACTATGAACAACATCAAGCAAAGAATCTTATTCGCTATCTCAGACCTGTGCCTGATTTCTCTGGGCTTCCTGCTTTCTGCCCTAGTCTTAGCGAACCTAGATAAAATACTATCTTTACTTCTTCAACCAATCGCTGCATACTCGCAGCACTAACAAGGAGAACACCATGCAATACCAATACACGCACGCTGACGAGGTTAATGTTTCAATAGGCATGACGCCTAACGACATGACCCGCCTCATAAAAATCCTAGAAGATTATACTGGCGATGAATGCAAATGGTTTGCTTCGAATACCGCAAATATCTTGCGCGAAGCTATGCAAAAGACTGCAACAGCTATGATTATTCAAGGCGAATACATAAAGGAGAACACCAATGTTTGACGCACTCAATACTGACTGGTCTTTCCCAGTCGAAATGCAGCCCATCTATGACAGGCTGAACCAACCGATCCAAGGCAATCAGGCTGTGGTTCGCACCGATACCAATGAGGTTCTCGGTGTGCATGGCTCGCGCTATCAAGTCGTAACTCACGACACGGTAGTGAACAGCATCACCGATGCAGTCAAAGCTGCAAACATCAGCGCAGACTGGACACTAAAAACCTATACCGCAGAAGGTGGTCGCAAGTTTCGAGGTGAGATTCTGTTTAACGATCTGACTGTTGAGCCAGTAGTCGGAGACTTCGTTAAGTTTCGCATCTCGTTCTTCAACAGCTACGATGGAAGCTGGTCCTTCCAGCAGTCAGCCGATGGCCTTCGCCTTTTCTGTCTGAACGGATGCACTCACGCAATCGCAACAGCCCGATCCAAATTAAAACACACTCAGTCGATCAGTGTCGATGGCAGTGCAGACAAGATGGCGCTCGGTATGCAAACCTTCATTGAGCAGCGTGATGTATGGCGTGACTGGATGAACGTGCAAGTCAGCGACGAGATGGCTGAGTTGTTCTTCAAGACCACGCTTGCCAAAGCACCAAGCTACCAGAAGCTGGTCGAGAAAACCAACGACAAGCAGTTGGAAAGATTGCTTGGCATCTGGCACGACGAGCGCAGCCAGTTGGGCAGCAACAAGTGGGCCTTGTATAACTGCATGACCTACTGGGCATCGCATACCTACGACCTCAAGAACCCAGAGGTAGCCCGCCGCAACCGTGAGGATGCAATCACTAACGCAATGAAATCAAAGCATTGGGAGATGCAATGACACGCAAAGACTATGAACTAATCTGCGACAAGTTGGCTCCGCTGTTCCACTATCCGACAGCAATAGCAGAAGCCGCAGACATCTTAGCAACAACCAACCCACGCTTCGACCGCGATAAGTTTATCCGTCGAGCCACAGAGAAATGGGAAGAACGCTATGCACAAAACGCGCCACGAGTGGACGACTACATTCCTTATTAAGCATGACGACCCTGACGTTTACGTCATCAGGGATTGTCCAGAGTGCGGAGGATCAGGCGAACTTGAGTATGAGAAAACAAAGTATCGTCTCGACGGAGATGTAGACTATGAAGACATCGTTGAAGCCTGCTGGAACTGTGACGGACACGGCACTGTAGAGATCAGGCAAGACGATCTTCTTGACGACGACGAGTAGCTGCGTTAATGCAGTGGTATGAAATCATACCTCGTCAGTCTTAAACAAATAGCAGAGGCGCACAACGTGCCTCTGCTTCGAGCCTTCCAAGCTGCTGGCTTGCCAACATCAACCTACTATCGGACGATCAACGGGGTGACTGAGCTTCGGCATGACACTGCCGACAGGGTAAAAAAATCCATTGACGAACTTTACAAGATTCAACAAGCCAATCAAGATACCTAAAGACTATGAGCTTCTAGTTTCTGAGTTGACTACCGCTCGAACTAGCATGAACATTAGTCAGGAATCTTTGGCCTATAAAATCGGATGCACTAACTCGTTGATCCACAAGTGGGAAACACACAAGCGGTTGCCATCTGGTTTCATGTTGATCTGTTGGTTGGACGCACTTGGCTACGAAATCGAAGTTAAAAAAAGAGACAGCGAAATGTGACTCTTGCAACTTTGTTGTGAGAAACTTCGTTGCCATACTGAAACACGATCATGCACGAACCAATAACAAGCATTGGTTTATCTGCACTGATTGTTATGAGGCCGACCTATGGCAAACAAGAATAAGCTCAAAGGAAGCTACCATGAAAAGTGGTTCGTGGACTGGCTCCAAAAGCTCGGCATCAAAGCGAAACGCCAGCCCCTCTCAGGAAGTTTGGGAGGAGAATATAGCGGCGACATCAAGCTCGAACTCTTCGGACTTGAACTGGTAGCCGAGGTTAAGTATCGGGATGCCAGCAATTTCCCAAGCCCCTTTTCTGTCTTAGAAAACAGGGACTTGGCACTATACAAAAGACGGAGGGGAACTCCGCAAACCTTAGTCATAATCAGCGGCGAGACATTCGCCAAACTTATGGAGAACAGCAATGGAAAAGAACCTACTAAATAAATTCAACGACTGGCATAGGGACAACCCGCAAGTATACGAGTTGTTCAAGCAATTTGCTTTTGAAGCAATCAGACGAGGTCACAAGCGCCTGTCTGCATGGCTTGTCGTTGGCCGCATTCGATGGGAAACTTCCATCATTACACACGGCGATGATTATAAAGTCAGCAATGATTTCATCGCTCTGTATGCCCGAAAGTTTATGGCAGACTACCCCCAACACGAAGGCTTCTTTGCAACCAAGGAAATGAAGAGAGCCTAATGTCCTTCGCTCACATGGCGTGGGCATGGAGCAACAGCATTGGCGATCCACTTGCCAAGCTGTTGCTTCTATCCCTAGCTGACCGCGCCGATAAAGAGACAGGTCAGTGCTGGCCGAGCCTTGGTCGCTTGGCACAAGACACAGAGATGAGCAGCGCAACCGTTGCTCGTAAGCTCAGATACCTAGAAGAACGTCAGCTAATCCATAGAACGCAGCGCAATGCGACCTCTACTTTATACACTCTACCCTATCTCACAGAGAGACAGGGGGTGTCTCACACAGAGACAGGGGGGTGTCTCACAGTGAGAGACAAACCTATAAGTAATAATCTATCAGAGAATAATATATACTTCGAAGACTTCTGGTCGAAGTATCCAAGGAAGACTGGCAAGGGTCAGGCTCGCAAGGCATTCGACTCTGCTATGAAGAAGGCGACCCTCGCTGAACTGATGGATGGACTGGATAAGTTTGTCTCTTCTTCGCAGGGAACTGAGACTCGGTTCATTGCCCATGCTTCGACATGGCTGAACGGAGAGCGTTGGCTAGATGAATATGAAGCGGGGTGGCAAGATGTCCTCAATGACCTATGAACAAAGAATGTCTGAACTCAAACTCTGGTTCAGCAAGGAGATCGCAACGCGGTTCACAATGCCGACAGGCATTGACCCCAAGCTATCCATCACGGACACGCTCGACGCAGTAAACAATAACCTACCTCTGAACATAACGCAGGCGCAGATGCAGCACCTCGTCGCCTCCATAGCGAAAGAGGTGGTGCAATCTGCGCGGACCAGAACCCTACCCCAACCCAAGGACTTTATAACCGCCGCCGCAAATGCCTCTAGGAGCTACAGAGAGGAGCCTACAGGGGCCGTCTCTACCTTCAACGACTCTGGGCAGCTACGAAGAATAGAGCGGCTTATACGGGACAGAAAAGCGGTGCCGGAAAGCTGGCTTAAAGGTGAGCGCAGAAAGGAACTGCTTGCCGAGACCTCGGTAACGCTCAGTGATCTTGCCGCATACGACAAGACAATGGCTGAATGGATCACCGAGGAGGATGATTTCCTGAATGAGTCGCAACCGATTCAGGAAGAGTATTGACTCTGCTGCGAATAAGCAGTAGCGTCCTGATGTGGAGGAGAACACATGGAACGTAAAGGATTCATCGGAGGTTCCGACTGCGTGAAGATTATGCAGGGGAACTGGCTAGAACTTTGGCAGGTAAAGACTGGCAGGCTGGAGCCTGACGATCTGTCAGATAACGTGGCTGTTCAGCTTGGCATCTGGACTGAGAACTTTAACCTGAGATGGTTCGAGCGTCAGCATGGTGCTGTAATCAAGAACCACCAGATGCAATTCGAGAAGCAGATCGGATCGGTTCCCGTCAAGGGAACTATAGATGGAAGGTGGGGTGGAGCTATTGTTGAAGCCAAGCACACCAACAACTTCAATACTATGGACACTCTGATCCAATACTATATGCCGCAGCTTCAGCTATACTGTCACCTAGCTGGCAGCGATGGCGCACACCTGTCTGCAATCTTCGGCAATAACAAATGGGACTCTGCCTATGTCGGCTACAATGAAGAGTATTTCAATTCAATGTGGGCAGTGGTGTCTGACTTCTGGGGTTACGTTATACGCGATGAAGAGCCGATTGCTATTGGTCCCATACAGATTGAAATGGACAAGATCGAGGTGGACCAAATGGTCTGCCGTGACGCCGGAACAGACAACGAGTTTATCGACGCGGCCAACCGTTACGTCGAGAACCAAGATCAGGCTCGTCTATTCGAGATAGCAAAGACAGACCTAAAGAACATGGTCGCAGATAATGAGAGAGAAGTCTACTGCGACCTGATTACAATCAAGCGCGACAAGCGTGGATCGCTTCGCATCACACCAAGGAGAACATGATGACTGACGCAATCAAAGACCTAATCAAAGCCCAGAAGCAGACCGCACCTCTGGTTAAGAACGCAGTGAACCCGCACTTCCGCAACAAGTATGCTGATCTTGGCGCTGTCCTTGAGGCTTCGCTTGACGCATTCCATGCCAACAACTTCGCAATGATCCAGCACAATGGAGCGGACGAGCATGGACAATACGTTGCCACCTCTCTGGTTCACACCAGTGGCGAGCGGTTCGAGTCCAAAGTTTATCTGGTTCTATCCAAGAACGATATGCAAGGACTCGGCAGTGCAATCACCTATGCTCGCAGGTATGGGCTTCTCTCGCTGGCAGGACTGGCAGCAGAAGACGACGATGGTAACGCAGCCGTGAAGAGCGGGCCTGCACCAGTTACTAAGTTTGTCAAGGACGCAGGATTCTAATTCGTGGCGTGGGGTTTCATCGGTCCCTTATTGAGCCTGACGGGGTGGCGGGTTGCCACGAATCCACCCCACTAACTTTAACACAGGAGCCAGAAGCATGGCAGATTACGACGACACCGACAAAGGCGCAGCCTTCCGCCCCTTTGATTCGCAGCAAATGATCCTTCAGGGAAAGATCAATGACGCTGGCAAGGAAATGAAATCAGTTTTTGTCAGGGATAAAACCCGTGATGGCAAGACTATCATTGAGGTCTACGAGAAAGTCGGTGTCCTCTTTGAGAATGAGAAGAACGGCAACGAGAGTGCGCCAGACTACACAGGTTCTCTTGGAAGCCTTCGTCGGCTGGCAGCATGGCGTCGAATGAAAGAAGACAAGCCATACATGACCTTTGCCGTATCCGACAAGCGTGAAGGCGCAAGGACTTCGGGGTTGCCTGACGACTCTATCCCGTTCTAGGATAAGTCGTTCTCCTAGTGCAGCACCGCCTGCTGCACAACTAGGCGGGGGTCTGTTTCTCTCCTTTCCAGACTCCCGCCGCTTTTTTCTAGGAACATCAGATGCACAGAGAGGATATGTATCGCCAGCTTTTGGAGGGCGATGCACCAAAATGTAATGCGCGTATGCGTAAGGTAATGGACACTGACCCAACCTTTCACACAATGAACAGAAGCAAATCGACTGGCAAATTGGGTGGCAAACCCAAAATGCAAGAAGCTGCAAAGACTATGCTTCTTGATTCTGTTGACAAGCACATGGTCGGTGATCTTATAATTGAAGCCGCCGCCAGCATAGTCGGAAAATCCAGAGATGACTTCACGGCTCACAACCAAAGCCAAGAATTCTTGATGCCGAGGATGTGTGCTATGTGGATTATGAAAAATGTTGTCGGCCTTAACTACGTTCAAACCGGAGCCTTCTTCCACAGGAATGACAGCACGGCGAGCAGTGCAGTTAAGCGAGTAAGCGACCAGCTTGAAAAGCAACCGCTCATCAAGATGGTCATAGAGCAAATCCTAATTAAGTCAGGAGTCGAACAATGGATGAAGCATCCAATCTCGCACGTCTTCAAAAAAGACTAACAGATTCAATGGCTAAGGTGTCATTGCTTGAGCGTCAAGTCTCCAACCTTCAAAGCAAAAACGCAAAGCAAAAGACTGACATCGCTCGGATGACCAAGACCATTGACGCCCTAATGTATGAAAAAAACAAACTAGCAGACACTGTTCAGTGGATGCGCGGAGAAAAGAATGCGTAGAGATGACTTCTTAGACATGGCTGCTGAACTTATTAACGGAGAGCGGCAGGCAAACTATGGAGAAGCTACAGTAAACTTCTCAAGGCTGGCGCTAAGAATCAGCCAACACATCAACAAGAACATATCCTCATGGCAAGCTGCGCTTATCTTAGTTGAGCTAAAGATGGCCCGACTAGCCAACGGATACCATGAGGATTCAATCGCAGATGCCATTGGCTATCTCGCCTTGGCTGGAGAACTATGGGAAATCGAACATGAACTCGAAAGAAAAATTTCTGCTGTCATCAAGGCCGATATTTCAGGAAGCTAATGCGCTGGTCAGCTCTGCCTCTGATCTGTCTGGCATGGAGCCGCATGAGATATGGAAGGACAGACAAGCTCCGCAGTTTAGGGGCAGAGCCATCGTCATGTGGATTCTGTATTACAATAAGAACTACTCGCTATTGCAGATAGGCTCTGTGTTTAATAGGGACCACACCTCTGTCATGAATGCAATACGACGAGTGAACGGCTGGAGACTAAACAATATTAACTTCGTCAGGATGTGCGAGGTAATAGAGGAGAAAGCCTATGACTACCTATCTTACGATACTGACGGTTTGCCTTCATGGCGAGTGCGTGAGCCTAGCGATGAAGAGCTATCAGGGGTGCGTTGATGGTATGCGGATAGCATACGCAGAACTGTATGATCCCAGTATCTACATTGCCTGTGACAAAACCAATATCCTTACCGCAACTATCAGACCGAGGAGTAGACCATGACCGAGGAAATCAAGAGCAGGCTCAACTGGCTATATGCTGTGGAGGGCACTGAAAAGGAACGTGCCGCTTTGCTTGCCATCTATGACCTTGCTTCTGCGTGGGCATTAGAATGAGCGAACTGGAGCAACCCAACAGGAAGATGATCGACACACTGGTAGAGCGCCTGCTGGCGTGGGAGAGAGTATTCCCTTGCGACGAAAGCAAACCGGAGGGAAGCCTATATGTCGAGGCTGCTGACCGCATCAAGGAGCTTGAGGCAAAGCTATTAAAGTATGAAGGCGCATCCGTTAATAGCGAAGACCCCCAGATAAAGAATAACCGCGCGACAAACCCAAAAAGATAGACCGGAGAGTATGATGAAACGAATTGATCTGAGATACCCACTGGTCGTTCTGTCGTTCTATGCGCCGGGAGTAATCGCTCTGATCGGGGCATGGATGCTTGGCTACAGCACCGAGGAAGCACGACGGTATATTGCGTTCTTCGGTGGACTTGGTGGCTTAGTGTTTGCAAGAGCTGTTTCCATAGGACTGTTCGTTGATGGCAAGCCGATCTGGTGGGAGTTTCGTAAATGAGTAAAGCACCAGAACGTATTTGGATCGACTTCAAGTGGCAACCGATTGAGACTGCGCCGAGGAGTAGACACTGCCTCACGCTATTGGATCAATAGCCCTCAACACCATGCCATCTTCTGCGTCAAATGTAATTGACTGCAAGGCTCGCCTAGCACCGTAACCCATTGACGCAGCGTAGGCGTCAGGCGGGGCAAAGGCGCGAAGGCTTTCCCATCTCAGCGGCCCTATGTCCTTGGCCTGATCGTGATGCACATGGCCTGTCAACATATACCTATGAGATGTGCTAGACCAGAACGGGCAGACATCGGAGATATACAGCGCAGCTTGTTGCGGTTTGATCCTGTCGCCGTGGTGGGCAAAGATAGAAACCTTGCCCCACTGGTGCATAAACAAATCGCGTGGCGTCTTCTCAATCTCTATCCGGTCATGCCCTCTGTATCTCTGACAGAGAGCAAAGGTTAGAACCAGATGCGAGTGTTCGTCATGGTTCCCGCGCAGAACCCTGACCTTTAGGTTCTTATGTTTCTTTGCCAGTATCTCAATGATTGTAATCACAATCTCAATGCCAGTATCCAGCACACGCCAGTGCCTACCATCGACATCTAGCTTGTGCTTCGATGCGGGTGTCTCAGCTTTGTTGTCGTCAGAGTGAAAAAAATCACCGCCGATAATTAGTATCGCAGTGTTGCTGCTTGGCGTTAGCACATCAATCTTGGAGAAGGCTTTGAGCAACTGGTCCTTGGCTATGTCAGTGTCATAGTCTGTTGATCCAGTCTCTTTGCCCCAAGCCCTCATGCCATAGTGAACGTCCATAAGAGGATACACTGTGCAAAGATTGTCTGCCGTTTGCTTGGGTGGCTGGATCGGATCGGCAACTTGTATCTTAGAAAAAGAAGATTCAATGAGGTCGATCAGTGTCTCTGTCGGCAGCGGTTGCGCCTGCCAGTAGGTTGATCTGCGAGAGCCAGTATCGGGATCAACCTCAACGATCCACCCGCTCTTCGCTTCCGCATAGTTTAACTCAGCAGAGAGAGCAGACTTTCGAGCGCCCTCAGACAAGTAAAGACCAGAGGCTTCCGCTACTCTGAGTCTAGACCTGAATGTATTGACGTTTAGTCCTAGTGAGTTTGCGGCTTCGGATAGTTTAGAAAAACTTTGCCTTGCTTCTACGGCTTCAAGAAGAAGCTCCTCCGAAAGTGGTGGTGTTGGCATCTCCACAATCCATTGATTCGAGTCCGCGCTTCCTGATCTCGTCAGTCATTACTTCAAGAGCGACAGATAACTCCATGCAAAGAGAGGACATTCCGAGATATGCCCTTACGAATTGTTTCATTTCTCGCTCACCAATAGTCCACCTGTCAACAGGTATTCCGCGCTTTGCTCTGCGGCAGACTTTATCTGCGGCTTCAAAGTCGTCCCGCATTGCTTCGATGTCTACTTCGGAAATCATTGGTCACCACACGCTGCGTCTATTTGGGCAATGAGCTTAGTGCCGCTAAGAATAACGCTATCACTAGCGCCATCAAGTATAGAATTAGCAAGTTCCGATCTGGACCCCTTTGTGCCATCACATATCGCCGCCTGATTGACGCTTACGCAGCCAGTCAAGAGCATCAGTGGCATCGCTAGGAATGGCGGCATCATCAATCCTGCGGCGCGTCTCAACATATTCGTTAAGCTCTTCTGTAGCTTGATCATTGCCCTTGTCGCTCCTGCCCTTAAAGTAAGCCCAAGTCAAAGCAACAATAACCGCACCAGCGGCAGCAAGCCAAGTGCGAAGTTTGGAGCTTAACGCCAGCCAGAGGCCCATGCCCTCACCCTCTCACGAATAATGAACAGCGCGGCCAAGCCGATCACGCCAGCAATGACCATCGCCACAATCTGCGCGGTTCCGTCGAGCGCAGCAAATGCGCCAATGCCAGCGGTCCCCGCGCTGACAATCTGCACGGCACTGGCTTGCACAGTCTTGCTCTGCGAAACATTATTGCGCGGAGCGGGGGCTGGCGCGTAATCTTTCCATGCTGCAACGCGGAAACACGGGCAAGCCTTGGCGGCATAGTCGTTGTGTCCGCTGATCTTTTTGATCGCAGGGAAGTCTCGCCGCAGTGCGTCAATCAAATTCCGCAGCGCAGCATTCTGGGCGTCAGTGAAGTGCTGAGAAAAGGTGTCGTCAGCCGAGCCACCCTTGCCACCGACGAGAGACACACCAACGGTCCCAGTGTTGTGACCCTTAACGTGAGCGCCAACCTGATCGACGGGTCGGCCCGCAACCACAGTGCCATCGCGGGTGATGACGTAGTGATAGCCGATGTCCTTCCAGAAGTTATCCTCAACGTGCCAGCGTTTGATCTCGGCAACTTGCTGCTGCGGCGTAAGCGTTGCGCCCCACGATGAGGGCGTGTCGGTGCAGTGAATAATGATCTCGTTGATCGGTCTCATTTGCGTAATGCCTCTTCGATGCCGTCGAGCTTGGTGAAGAGGCGCTTAAAATTTTCGCGCACCTCCTTGAACTCTCGGTCGTGCGCCTCTTTGGTGGCCGCAGCCTGCGCCTTCAACACCTCAATGTCGGTGTGGTGCGACTGCTGGCGCGTGAACAGCATCCACACAAAACCGCCGACCGGCAGTATGATATACTTGAGAATCATGTCGAGGGCGTCCATGCAGTCTACTCCGGCAGAAATGAAGCTAATGGGGAGAAGCCGAGCATCGTTTACTCCGTAGGGTATGGGTAGCGGGCGCGGATTTCTTCCACCTTAGCAGACCACTCCTCCATTGTCGCCTCTCCGCGTTGGGCTTGGAAAAACAAGGGGTCGGCTTCTTGGGTGTAGGCGCTTGCGCGTTGCTGGCGGATGCTTTCAAGCTGGTCCGCTTTGCGCTGTTCGACTTCCTCTGGCGTGGCTTCCGAGGTTTCCCATACCTGCGTCCAGATTTCTCCGACTAAGGCTGGTGTGCCCTCGGTCATGTTCTGGGTGATGGTGTCATACTCAGGGCGATCCGTGCGCGTGACAGGGAACAAGTCATAAGACGAAAGCAGTTCGTCAGTCGGGTTCTTGGGGAACGAGACTTGAGGATTGTCTTTCCGAAGCTGGCCGATTGAGTAGGGGTATGTCTCGGCAGTTCCGTTGGGGGCGTAGATGTGCATAGCTATAAGCCTCTTCTATTTTTAAGTTAAATAAAATGTTGTTCCAATTATCGCGGAAGATGTTCTGTCTGCAATAGTGTCAGTGATTGTTACTGTTTGAGCTGTGCCGGAAATCAAGGATAGTATAGCCGCCCCAGAAGTATACTCACTGGACGCCTGATCTATTACAAAATTGAAGCCAGAAAAGCCAAAACCGCTATTATCTGTAAGCGTAGGCGTCGGACTTCCATTTCTTACGACCATGCCAACAAACGCCACATCTCCAACGTCAACATCAAGTGTAATGGTCGTGGACGCTGCTGCGAGGGGGCCTTGGGAAAAAGTGCTTCTTGGTGTGAGATTTCTAGTTCCCAAAACTACAACCGAATAAATTGCGACAAAAGAAGAGGTGGCCCCGCTTCCTGTAAAAGTAAACGCTACTTGACCTGAGGTGCCTGTGGGCACTTCCGCAAATGCCAAGGCTATAAAATTGTTAAGATTTGTTGCTTTTGCCTGCACAGCCATACTGGCAGCTTGACCGCCTATTGTAATCGAGCCGGATGTTATGGTTTGATCTCCACTAGTGCCTCCTTGGGTGAAAGAAATTACAGCAAGCAAATACCTGCGCTTTCCTGCTGCTGGCGCTGCGCCAAAAGATACAGTGGCAGAAGTAAATGGCGATGTTGGGTTGTTGGTCGTATTCACATTTCCTGTGTAGGTCACGCTTTCAATGATGTCTGATGGGGCCGAGGCCGAGGCCAACCTATGCCACAGCATTACGCATCCCCCACTCTTGCACCATAGATCGTCGTGCCGACCTTCCAGAGCGCAATAACTGTATCACCAGAGGTGTTCAGCGTAGGGGCAGAACCACCATCTGTTTTCCACACGACAGCAAGAGTTGTCCAAGTGATCGTAAAGGCAGAGCCATCGTCAACCAGCAGTGTGATCGACTGACCAGCCGCCCATGTCCCAGCAGTAGGGGTAGAGTTGCCAGAAAGCGTCCACGTGTGAATAGACCCGTTGGTAGGCGACAAGGCTGGGGTTGCACCAGTGACGGCAAAGACTTCTTCGGTGTAGCCGTCGTTTAGGATAGCACCTGTCACCGTCAGAGAGCCGCTAGTAGAGGCTATTTCATTCGTCTGGTGGTTGACGCTGATTGCCATTAGACCGCGATGCTCCCTGCCATATCTTCTTGCGCCATGACCCAAGCATAGCACTTGTCGAGGAAGTTGCCCCCAGCCTGTGCCTCAACCTCAGTCAGATCGGCATGGTAGCGGCGGAAGTCCACCTCACGGGTGTCATCACCGGGCGTGGCAGTGGCATAGCCAGCGACATCAATCATCACGGTGAACTTGGGGCCACCCTCACGCATACGGTAGATGCTCGCAGTCACGATGCGGAAGTAAGCGCCGGCAAAGGGTGTTCCGTATTGACTGTCAGTCAGGTCGAGTTGAATAGCCATTAGTATGTAACCTCCGAGGTGTTGATGGTGGCAACCCACCGAATGTTCGTAGCGGCAGCACCAGTGACTTCGATCTTCAAGCCACCGTTGGTAGTGTCTGCGCTGAGAGCCATGCCCCAAGCGGGTGTGTTGTCCAAGACAGTCGTGGCGCTGTTGACCAGCACAGTCGT